CATCAATATCTTCCCAGTTCACATCCTCGCGGATTAGTTTCCCAACTTTTCTACAATTTTACCAATGCACTTGATCAGCACACCAGTGGGCACCATATTCTCATCGCTTAACATTGGTTTGCCGTTTTCATCAAGGATTAGATCCTTGACCACGCCTACCATCTGTGTCATATCTTTTTCTTGAGCACTTGCGATCTTTAGGAATACATCCATAGGTTGGCGATCCCAGGTGTGGAATTCAATGGCTTCACCAAATTCCTTAATGGTGGCTTCATCATCGATTACCAGCGTAATCAACTTGGGTTTTGCAGTTAGTTCGGATAGTTTCATCTTTTAATCTCCTTGTCTTTGAATCATTTCGTGTGCCAATACCAAGAGAAACTTGATACGGCTCTGTGCTTTGTCAATGTCACCACGAGCACATTTAATCTCGTTAGTGGCCTTGGCTATTTCTGCTACGATACTTTCTAGCAGTTCTTTGTCACTTTTATTACCTATGACATCCATTAATCTTTTCTCCTTAGTATTTATAGAAGGATAAAAGAAAAGGGCTGTTTAAGGCCCTTTTCAGTCCTACTATGTAGGTTCCGCTCCCTGGGTTATTAGGTAGCCGCTACTGTGTATTCACCAGATACTGTGATAGTAATTGGTGATACCCACACTGGTGAATCAGCACTAACAGTTGGTGCTAGGCCAGTGATGTATCCAACACCTTTGATAAAAGTGTCAGTTGTAGAATTTTCAACTCTAATGATAAAGTTGATCAATGTCTTGTTGCGGCTGCAACCAAATAAACCTTGTTCTGCAATAGTTCCAGTGATACTTGCACCTACACTTGTTCCAAAGAACGTTTGTGTATCAACAACTAGGTTCATAGAAACTGAGTTTGTAGATGTAGTAGCAACTTGTTTTTTAGCAGTAGAGTCTAATTGGCTCCAGGTAAAAACGTCGTTTGCGGCGTTAATGGTAATGTCTTGCAATGCAGGAACTGTTAAAGCGCCTACGCCTTGGGTAATATCTGTGTCACCAGATGCTACGTCAAGCGTCAGGGTAACTTTGTTATCAGTTCCTGGTGCTGGGTTAATATATGCCATTTGGCAATCTCCTTAAGTTATTTTAATGTATCGTATTTCTATTTCTGTGACTAATTTGTCTGCTTCATAGGTTGTATTGACATCTACTTCACGACGGCCATAACCGTCATCTGTTTGAATGTCTTTAGCAGCCCTAATCAATTGGACAACTTCATCATAGTTAGAAGGCAACTGCTTCGCGTCATTAGCGAAATAGACTCTGACTCTGGTAGTTTCGTTTGTTAGATTCAATCCACTGAAAGTAGTGATAAAAGGTTCCATTACGAATTCATCTACATCTACATAAATCTTTTTAAGATTTTTAAGATATAAATTTTCTCCAGTTTCATTCCAGGGTAATTCTGTGGCAGTCACAAAACTACCTAGGTTCTGGTTCTGAAGATAATCAATAACGTCCTGTCTCATCGCACTCTCTTTAGATTGTATTGTCCTGGTTGTTTCTCGGATGATTCAATAGTAGCATCATCATCAAAATCATACCAGTCGCCAGCGGTAATCAACTCACCAAAGAGTTCATCGGCTCGCTGTGTGTAATAGCCCATCTTTTGTCTTTCTGCTGAATCTTCCTTGGAAAAGTCAGCGATGCTTGGCAGAATAAAATCTGCCAAGGCTGTATAGACACATAGATCTGTAAAATCATTTTGTCTTGCGATAATACGATTTGGATCTAAGGCAGGCACATCAGCCACAGTAGTGAATGTGATAGCATTACTACGTCTAATGTAATAACTCTTCCACCAATCACTAGAGCGTAACTTGGTTAAGATACGCTCTGTGGCTCTAACAAGGCTTGCATCTACGATAGTGTCAGAAAGGCCCTCATTGGCTTCAAATAGACGTTGATCTTTATTCACAACATCCTGAAACTCTGCGAAACTTACTACGATGCTTGCTTCTTCAATGAAAGCCATTTCTATCTCCTAATTAGGCTGGATCAACTAAAGATGAATCTGAAGTGATCTTAACACCGTATGTGTCGTATAATTCACCAACACCATAGTGTGCAGAAGCAACGATATCATCACCTAAGAAACTAGCACGACGCTGTGTTTCGATGGAGATATCACCAACTAGGGCAAGACCCAATGCATCACGGTGGAATACAGCACCAACGTAATCGCCTGCTGTGCCAGTGTCAGCAATGTTTGCTGATTCAAACACAGGAACGCCGAACAACATACCAACATAACCTTGGCTCATCGCTTCGTTTTGGATGATACCAGCGTTAGGATTAGCAAATGTGTTGGTCAAGTCTTTCTTCAAGTCATAGGCAACATATGGGTGAACAACTGCTGCCAATGCATCGCCAGGAACTGCGTTTGCACGTAGTTTAGCAACTGCTTGAGCAACAACGGCTGCGCTCAATGCTGTGCTTGCACCGCCAACACCATTTGAGAAACCGCTGAATAGAGCCAATAGGTCTTGGTCGATTTTCTTAGCGATTGCTTCACCGAACAAACGGCCTAGATCTGCAACAACGTTAGAAGCGGCAGAAGTGCGAGCCAAGTCAGTTAATAGTGTGCGGATAGCAACAGTAGAAACAGTCAATGTTACACCGTCTGTGCTAACTGCTGTGTTAGAAACTTCATCGCCTTCAGTTACTGCGGCTGCAGATTGAACTGGATAGCGAGGAACGGTAATTGTCTTACCTTGTCCAGCAGGGATAGCATAGTTTTTAACGAGACCGCGCATAATAGAACGCTCGTTAGCAACGAACATTGCTTCTGCGGTAATCGCAGGTAGCAAGTCATTTAGAGTAGTAGTGGTAGAACCAGCCATAATAAATTTTCCTTTAAATTAGTTAGGCAAGACCCGATGTCTTGCGATATTCTTTGTATAAAGCACGGTGTTCAGGGTTGGTCATATCTAGTTTAGTAATGTCAACTTTCTTAGACTGCGCTTTGTCTACTATATTGCTTCTGGTTTGTGTTGTAGCAGGATTGGCTAATTTAAAGTGAGGATTTGTGTCTAAGAATTCTTTGACTAAATCATCTACGCCTATGGGTTCACCTTTGTCTGAATAACGCACTGAGCCCTTGCTATCTACTACTTCAACTTCACCGCTTTCACCAAGTCGAATATTAGACGATAATAGTGCCTTTACTTGATCTGCATTCACAGCGTTGTATTTTGCTGCCGCAGATATTAAAGGTGTATTAATCTTATATTCTTTGATGACAGCATCTCGTTTAGAGATTTCAGCATCTTTTTTAGCGGCTAATTCTTGTAGGGTTTTTTCAAATTCACCACGTTTCATCTGTTCTTGTTGACGCTTTTGTTCGGCTTCAAGTTTAAGTTGACGTAGTTCTTCTGGATCGCCCAGTTCCTCATAGGGTTTAAGAAGTTTAGACTTTAAGGATGTTTTCATCCTTGCCATCATATCATCCACTTCCTTTTGAGAATATGTCTTAGTCGCTTGTGCCTGATTTTCAGCGTCTGTGGTGCTTGCGGCATCAGTTGCCATATCTTGTGTAGCCAATGTATTTTCTGACATTGTAGCATCGCCTCCTTTAGAGTGTTTAATATGTTTATTTATTAAACTCTGGAGTTATTGGTGTATTTATTGGTTATGTTAACGCTTTTTCTTGGGTTTAATCTTGCCTTGACTAATCTTTATGGCAACCATTTGTTTGATGGCCTGTGCTTTAGTAGGATAGACTTTACCACTGTTACCATATTGCCAACCTTTACCGCCCTTGGGTCCTTTGGCTTTATGTATTGGCATATTAGTATTTGCCTTTGCCTGGCTTAACAGGTTTTTTCTTTTTCTTGTATGCTTTCATTTTACGCTCCTCTGGTGTTTTATGTGTAGGATGAATCCAATCTGTGGTATTGTTAGTCACATACTCATAGATATTATCAGCAAATTTCATTAACCGTATTAGGTTTACTTCACTGCGGGCCATATTGTTTTCTATCTTGCCTAGTAAACTATTGCAGCCTCTATGAAGCACTCTTCTTATTATTCCAGATCTATGATCGTGGTCTAATACTGCCTTTCCTTCTTCTATTACATCATTACATAATGCACAACGATGTTCTTGTTGTTCCAGCAGATAATTTCTTACTGCTGGTATTTCCGAATATTTTAACTTTGTGGTTCCCATTTAGCACACCAGAATAATGGACGAACATTAGCATCAAATTTGATACAATATCCTTCAGTTGATTTATAATATTCACAGTTCTGGCACCATTGATCCTGGGTTCCGCTGTCTTCAGCAGGCATATATGCAGGTGGCAATGATTCGGGAATTGCCTCACCATCAGGATAGGTTCTACCTGGGATAGGATTAATATCTTGATAGGCTAGTAATTCTTTTTCTTCACCCATCCACTCTAAGATATGCTCATCGATCTTGCGGATCACAACAGGATCTGTGGCAGTGGATTTAGCAAGATCGA